ATCTGGTGAGGGGGTCGAGATCGAGGATGTATCCGATATCGTCGAAAAAATATGGGGCTACGATCAGTGGATCAGTATGCTGAACGATGGAGTCCCTGTGTTGCTCACAAAACAAGTCCCTTACCGGTTTTCGGATATTCACCTGGACTACATCCGTAAGTGTCAGGACAACACGTACAATATCCTGGAGGGCGCTGTTCGATCAGGAAAAACGGTCGATCATGTCCTTGCTTTTGCGAAAGAGCTATGCGATACGCCGGATAAGTTCCATCTGGCAACCGGATCCACGATGGCGAACGCGAAGCTGAACATCGGCGATGCAAACGGGTTCGGCCTCGAACACATCTTCCGGGGACAGTGCCGATGGACGAGTTACAAAGATAACGATGCACTGGCAATTCGAGGCCCTTATACAAATTTTAAAGAAAAGATTGTTATCTTTGCTGGCGGCGGATCATCTGCCAGTTATCAGAAGATCCGCGGTAACTCCTATGGAATGTGGATTGCAACCGAGATCAACTTGCATCATGATAACACCATCAAAGAGGCTTTCAACCGTACCATTGCGTCACATCGACGTAAGATTTTTTGGGATCTGAACCCGGAGCACCCCAAAGCTCCGATTTACGCCCAGTACATCGACAAATACGCGGAGAAAGCTCAAAAAGGCATCTTAAAGGGCGGATACAATTATGCCCACATGACATTATTCGATAACATCAATATTTCGGAGGAAAGGCGCGAAGAGATCATCTCACAGTATGATCCTGATAGCATCTGGTACATCCGGGATATCCTGGGGGAAAGAACCATTGCGGAAGGCCTGATCTACAATAAGCTGGCAACATCCATTGCGGCGAAAGATGGCAAGTTCCGAATTGAGAAGAAAATTGCTCAGGCGATGGCACGGTCTGGAAAAATCATACACATCAACGTCGGCGTGGATTTCGGAGGTAACGGCTCCGGCCACGCTTTTGTTGCGACCGGGGAACTACAGGGATATGAAAAGCTCATAATTCTGAAGTCTCGGCGCTACCTGGAAGGCGAGTATGATCCAGACACCGGGAAGAAGATACTGGACATCGACCCGAAAGCACTGGATGAGCTGTTTATTCGCTTTATTGAGGCGGTCACGAAAGAATATGGATTCATCACCAAAGTCTACGCAGACTCGGCGGAATCGGTGCTGATTCGAGGCTTTCGAACAGCATTGGTACAGAGCGGACATGGAGACATCAAAGTCGTGAACGCGATGAAGAGCAAGATCACAGATCGAATCTTTGCTACCACCGCCCTGACGGCGATGAACCGGCTGCTTATTACTGAGGATTGTGAGAGTTTTGAACAGGCAGCGAGCATGGCGGTTTGGGATCCTAAAAGCCTGGAGCTGGAACGTCTGGATGATGGAACCAGTGATATTGATACACTGGATGGTTTTGAATACAGTTATGAGAGAGATATGAAGAAATACATAAATGTAGGTGCGAAGTAGGTGACGGAATGGCATTTTTGAAAAATATAATTAGAAAGTTGGTGAGAGGTTTGCTTCCTGGGAACAGTATTGAGAAGATCCTGAAAGTGCAGATATGTGAATCAGGAGCTATGAAGA